ATGACGGATTGACCCCGACGGATACCAATCATTACCTTTAGCTGTAAATATACGACCTTTATATTTCTCAGCGTTAGTAGTATACTCCTGTCTTTGTTCATCAGTCAATCCACCACATTCTACTATAACATCTTTATCAATAAGTGTTCCTTTTACTGCACCTACTAATCCTTTATACTTACTCTTATCATCCGCTGGTTCGAAACCAACACAGATATAGTCCATCTCTATCTCTTTCTTCATACGTGCCCATTCACTATCATCAAACTTAGTCATTTGGTTCTTAAAGACAAGACCTTCATATCCTCTTTCTATGATATAATCATACCATGCGTCATACCAATCTCTTTGACTAAAGGTTTGAACCTCTTTAATGATAGGCAGTTTACATTCTTCATCTTCATGCCAATATCTACTATCTCTTAACTTAGAGACAGCTCTACGTAAGTAGCCACGTCTCGTATATAGTTCTTCTTTTCTGTGTATTAAGTTATACCCTCTACTATATATGCAGTCAAAGGCATAGAATCTTCTTTCATATGTTTCATCTTCTTGACGCTTAGCCCAATGACTACCTGCCATCCATTCACCTACTAAGATATAGTTATCTCTTTCGTTAGGCCACACACCTTCTTCTTTTATCTTTCCGGTTCGTGACATAATAGTATACTGACCCTTCTGTATATCTAACCATCCATACATACCATCCATCTTTAGTTGGACTATATCATACTTATCAGGAATCTCAGTAGAAGAGCCTTCAAACTTTATCTCATCCATCTTTGGCCTATCCATTAGGTCTGGCCTTATATCACTCATATTTCTTTTCTCCCTTTATCACAGGTTTAGCGGATACAAAATCTTCGTATCCTCCTTCATTTATATCTTCCATACAATTCTCACATAGAAGAACCGACTCGAAGCGTATAGATGCTCTCTCTTGGCATACTTCACATTCAGTAAAGCCAAAATCATAATCACTTATTAGTCCCATTTTTTCACTTACCTACAAATATGTATTGAGTATTTAAAGGTTTTCCTCCCACATACATATAGCCTCATCTAATGATTGATAGGCCCACTCAGGTAGGTCTACTTCTATCTCTTGATTATCCATATCGTAGAATATAACCTTATAACTACTTATCCTTTGAAATCCTACCATTAATTACCTCTCTTTCTTCTTATTAAAGAACGGTCTATCCTACTCTTATCGTATCCATATGTGCGTTCTCCGTGTATACCACCACTCTCTCCCTTTACTTGATACTTAGCAAAGGTATTTATAATCTTATCTTTATCATAATCTTCCATATACTGAAAGGTAAACATTATCTCTTTAATTTGACTTGCTATCGCATATGGATGTTTCTCTGTATCCGGCCAGATTCTCAGGACTATATCCTCCATATTCTTATAGATGGGGTCATCCATACCTCTAACATGAATCAGGGGTATCTCAGACTTGGCACGTATAAAATGTTGCACATCCTCTATCGTTACTTCTCTATCCATCTCACCAACCTCTCATATCGCATAGGCAAGTGTTGTTCTCTACTGCACAATCGCATATACTACAAACTTCTATACCAAAGGCATCAACAGTAATAGGCTCTATACTGCTCACAGGTCTACCCCACTTATAACTTGCTGACGTATACACTCAGCGTGGTCGTTATATGCTTCATAGTTCTGAAACATACTTGCACGAGGCACGGCTCTGAAGTATAGGTCTGTTTTGTTATTCCTACGTTCCCTGTGGGAAGTATCTACGACTCTTACTCTATTCTTAGGCAAGGATTTTATATCCTTAGCTAAGGCATATAGTTGGTCTGGACTCAAGCTCTCAATTAGGTCGTTCAAACTCATCCTATAACCAATACACAGCGAGTATTTAAAGCTTTCGGAGACTCCTATATTATACTATATTAAGATATAGATTAATTAAGAGCTATAATATAGATATAAGTAAAATGCTTAATAGAGCTTATTAATTGCTTAGTAGAGCTTAATTATAATATATAGTTAATGGGTGTATATAAGTATTTTGCTCTGTTCACACATATAACAGGCAAAATAAATAGATATAGGCTCTATTATGCATTTTCTCACGGCATGATAGAGACTATACGCTAAGTTTCTCACCCCGACTTAGCGTTAGTGAGTTTCTATATGCTTAGTTTAAGCTTTCTCACCTCGACCTATACGCTTAGGCCTCACGGGGCATAGGCATTATAAAGCATTCTTAGTTAAGCCCGTCGAGAGGTATGCTTAATTGAGCTTAAGTATATAAAAGTTATATGCGCCATGGCAAAAAAGAAGAAACTGCCATGTCAAAAAAAAGTTTTAGCCATGGCAAAAAAAAAGTTTTAGCCATGCAAAAAAAATAGGTCACGTCGGAGGGGTCCCTAATAAATTAGGGTCGGGCGTCCCGCTTTAAACCCCTCCTGTTTAGACCAGTAGTCATTATAAGGTTTTGGGACCGCGTAATAACAAACCGTTTCCAGTCAGGTTATTACACAAGCAAGTGCTGTCAGACGATACATACAGAGAAACGACCTTCGTAAATGATTCAAACGGAGGGAAGTGTCGCGTGATGCACGTTAGTTTGAAAAGAGGCTGAAGTTTTCTATTTAAGACGCCACCTCAATAAGGGACTAACGGATTGACGGAGGGAAATGTGCGCGTGTTCAAATTACGGTTGTTTCTTTAGTGTGCGAATGCGTGACTTAACTTACGGTCCCGATTATACGAGCTCTGTATAAATATAAGTGGGGAGGAATCGCCTCCCCTACGTGTTGACTAATCCAAAGAAGCGATTTGTTTCTTTAGTTCTTCAAGAGAAATCTTCCCTTGCTTTACTGCTTGAATAATCGATTCTGGATTTGCTCCAATTTTAGGTGAACCACGACTGCGGTTTCCTTGAAGTTGAGCAATTCGTGAACTCATCATTGATTGGAACTTATCTTCAGCTCCTAATACATCATGAAGTGCCACGAGTGTGTCGTATTTAACTCCTGCTGGAAGTCTACCACCTTTTGGTGCTGTGTATCCTAACAGGGTCATTATTCCAACTACTAAACCTTCACTTCGTGGTGAAGCTAAGTAGTCCATCGCTGTGCTTTTTTGGTCTTTCTTTGTTGCTACCATTTTTTATACTCCTTGTGTTATACCAATAGAGACTCTCTACTTAAAGCTTTCGCTCTAAGCAGAAATTATCTGTCTCAATTTTAGGTCTTCTCCACCCCAATAGGGTGATTCGAAAACTGTATTAGAATTTAATAATTCTATTCTCAGTTGTTCGTGCATTCCGATTGGGAAACTACCCAACGAAACTTTCTCACGGTAATTACCGGACTTGCCGTATGCCGTGTCTCCTATCTCAGCGTAGTAGTCAGCTAAAGGTGTAGCTTTTACTTGCCAAGGCATCTTGCTCTTAGTTACAAAGTTCTCTCTCCTACTCATACTACTACAGTGTATACTCTATATATAAAGGTTGTGGTAGGAGCTATCGTCGACAAAATTTTTTAAGCGATTTTTGAAGAGCATTTTGACGTCCCGCTGCCCAAAAAAAATTTTTAGCCATGGCAAAAAATAAGATTGGTCCTTTTTAGGAGGGACCAGCTCCAGAGGTAAAACAAGCCAGATTATTAATCTTGCTTTACGCCGTATGATTTTATATCTGACACATAAGTGTCACCGTATTCAAATTCCCCGTAAGTCATATTAGACTTAACGGCACAATACCAACGGGCGTAAGGGTTCTTAGCTTCAAGCTCTGGCTTCTGGTATTTCTTAAGAACTCTCCATTCAAAACCGCCGGGTCCTTTCCAAACCTCATAAGGCTCAGCAACGTCCCGAGTTTTTCCGCAAGGGTTACCGCTCATGCTAACCCTCTCTTCTGTGCTTCAATTTGTTCTAACACACCAGAATCAATTTTATTCTTTTGAATTGTTCGGCGTGGGGCTCTCCTGAAACGAAAATCGTTTCTCATCTCTTGTATTTTACTCATACAATACCAATAGAGTCCCCCTATTTAAAGGTTGGCCTGACAGTATGTAAAAAAGAATTTTCGCCATGGCAAAAAATAAGATTTGCCTGAGTGAGCGCTGGCCTAAGAGCGTCACATTAATGACTGAGCTTAGGCCTTGTTCTTGGGAGCTGGTCGGGATTCGGCCCCTGAAACCAGCTCCTGTGCTTCATCGTCTTCTTCGAAACCTTTTTGAATTAGTTTATCGACTAACTCCTTATTAAAGGTTACGGTTCCTATTTCTATCATTTAATACCTCGAGTGAGGGTCATCTTGTTCGTTTTTCAACACAGCAAGACGAGCCTCAACAATAACCTCATCATAATAAGCCAAGTCATCAGGGTGACCTGAATGATTTTTTTCTAAGAAATTTCTTAAAGCCTGAAGGCCCGTTATAACTTCTGACCTGTTCATATTCCCAACTCCATAAAGCAGTCATCACAGCATTCATAACCTCGAGCTACCTTAGTAGCATCAATGAATAATCTCAATTCTTCTGCACATATTTCACAGAATGGATAATCGAATTTACTCATTGAAAGGCCTCCCTACCTGTATATGCAAAAACTAAACAGTAGAAGAATAATATTATTTCAAAGCTCATCTTCATCACCTGTCCAAAATTCTGCAAAATATTCTGAGTCGCAGTCCTCACAGATTCCGCCGTATAATCGGCTTTCAAGCTGACAGTTATCGCACTGTCCAAACGTATCGTTGTAGTGGTCACTTC